TTAGAAGAAGACCCATTCCAGGTCGAATACGACGAAGCCCCGATAGACCCAACGGGTTTCCGTATCACCGACGACGACCCCGAGTTCCCACTGATCGACCAACTGTCGTGGGCACTGCGTAAAGCAAGCCAGCACGACAAACGGATCGACGAGATTGATGACTTCGCCAAGCGTGAAGCGGCACGGATCATGAAACCGGTTCAGGAAATGTTGGACGTCAACGAGCAGTGGCGTGATGACACCGTGTCGGGCGAGAAGCGTGAACGCACGTTCTTCCTGACGAAACTCGAAGACTGGGCGATTGAAGATCGGGCCACACATCTCGACCAGGCCCAGCAGACGGTCCTCCCCTCGGGGAAGGTGTCGACCACGGTTCGGCAACCGACGATTACGGTGGAGGACGCTGAGGCGTTCGTCGGATGGATGCTCAACACCACCGAGGATGATGAACTCATCACCCCACACAATTCTGAGGACGGCATCTTGTCGTGGACGCCGAAGGTATCGGTCAAAGCGTTGCGCGAATCGGACCTGTTTCAGATCGTTGATGACAAGGTCATCTATCTCCCCAATGGTGAGGTCATTCCCGGTCTAGGTGCGAGCACGCTGACGATCACTCCGAGGGTGGTGCTGTCATGACGACCCCATACGATCCCGATTTCGACTATGTCCAACTGGCCGCAGGTGCCCCGAAACTGCGGGCCGAGTTCCCACCCGAGCAGGTCGGGAAACTCCCGAAAGCCGGGATGGACCTTGATTACGTCGGGCACGGTGCTGTCACCTCGCGGTTGCTGGAAGTTGACCCGGCGTGGTGGTGGGAACCGATGGGGTACGAACCGACCGGTCTGCCGGTGTTTGACTACAACGCCGACGGGGTGAAGGTCGGACTGTGGATCAAGCTGCATGTCTGCGGGATGTGGCGAATCGGGTACGGGTCGTGCCTGGCCCGCCAGTTTGATCCTGAGAAGGTGCTGATCGGTGATGCCATCCGTAACGCTGCGATGCGGTTCGGTGTTGCTCTTGACCTGTGGGTGCGTGGGCACGATCCCGAGGATCAGCCTGGCCGTCATCAGTCTGACCAGCCGCGACCTCAAAGACCGGTGGAACCGGAGATTCAGAAGGAAACATTGGACCTGCTGGATTTGATGATGGAGAAGATCGCTTCGGACGAAAGTGTGAAGGTCGCAGCGAGCGAGGTGTGGGTCAAGAAGTTTCAGAAACAGCCTCGTCGGACATTCACCCAGAAGCAAGGGTTGGATGCGGTCAAGTTGATGCAGCCGTACATGGATGAACTTCCTGCCCAGATCGAGATCGAAGAAGAGGGAGATGGGGACGCTGACTGATGTTGGAGAGGGAATGGCAGTCGCAGGTTCTTGACCTCGCCAAAATGGGTGGCTGGTCGTATTACCACACCTATGACAGTCGGAAATCGAATCCCGGTTGGCCCGACCTGACGTTGTGGCACCCGCGTCGTCGACTTGTGATCTTTCGTGAGTTGAAAGCGGAGACAGGGAAACTGCGACCGGGGCAGAAGATTGTGATCGACGAATTGACGGAGGCCGGGGCAGACGTGGGTGTGTGGCGACCCTCGGATCTGCCTGATGTTCAGAGGCTTCTCGTCGGGGGTTGACCCTCGTGCCGTCCATTCGCGTGTACCCTCAAGGGCAAATCTGATTCGCACCCCCGTGCGGGGTCCAGCCTCCCCGGCGACCTTCACGTTCCTGGCGAACTCCATCGGGCAGTCTGGCTCTGCCGTTCCCGATGGAGAATCCCATGAAGATCATCCTCTCAAGAGGTGGCAACTACAAGGGTCAACGCTTCGACGCGTCTGAGGCTCCACAGGATGTGCCTGATCCGTTCGGGCGTGCGTTGATAGGACGCGGGCTTGCCACCCAGGTGAAGTCGGCGAAGCCGAAAGCCGCGGCGCGCCCCGTCGCTGCACCAGTAGCAGGAGACGATGACTGATGGCGATTGTTCATAAGCATGGCAAAGGGACTGAGGTCTACCTCAACGGGTATGACATGACTCAGATACTCAACCAAGCCGATTGGGATCACAATGTCGACACAGCAGATGTGACGACGTTCGGCAGTAATGACATGGATTACATTGTCGGTCTTCGTACCGGCTCAGTGAATCTGTCTGGCCTATGGTCTGACAGTGGTGGCGGGGGCGGTTCCACAGCACATCTCGACGAGGTGTTCGACGACGTACTCGGGTCGAGCACCGATGTGAATGTGGTCATTGGGATCGGTGGTTCCACGTATGCAGATCCGGCGATCATCGCTGCGCTTCAGGAAACACAGCGGGCGGCTTCGTCGCCGGTGTCTGGCGCTGTGACCACGAACCTTGTTGGCACTGTCAACGGGCGCACAGCCCTCGGTAAATGGGTTGCCCCGATGGTGGCACGCTCATCGAACGCTTCGGAGTCGACTGGTAGCGCTGTGGACCTGAACGGTTCCACGACCGCTGAGACAGGCTACGTCATGCAGTTGCATGTCATTGCTGGGACCACGTCTGGCGACGGCACAGCCGAACTGGCGGTCACTGTGCAGGACTCCAGCGATTCTGCGACGTGGGTGGATCTCCCAACCCAGTTCACGGCACTCAACTCGACGGCAGTGGTCAACTATTCGGAACAGATCATGGTGTCCACGCAGGCGTGCAAAGACCGTGTTCATGTTCAACACATCCAAGATTCGACAACTCTGACGTGGGGCGTAGCGATGGCTCGCATCCCGATCTCCACACAGAACTGATCTCAACATTCACATTTCGAGCCGCGGTGACGGTCAACTCTTGAAGGAGAGTCACCAATGGCAATTCAACACAGGCACGGCAAGAGCGCCGTCTTCACTTGCAGCGATGCGTCGGCAGCGACCTTCGCTCTGTCGTCGGGTCTTGACGATGTCGGATTTGATCGTTCACTTGATACCGCTGAGATCACCACGTTCGGGGAGGACGACCGTACTTACTTGGTCGGTCTTCGCGGAGCGAACGTGTCGTTCTCCGGTCACTTCAACTCGACGCAGGCGAATCGTCTCGACGCGATGCTCGGTCACTCAACATCGTCGGTTTGCGCTTACGGTCCCGCAGGTAACACGGCGGGCTACCACAAGTACGAGTTCTCGGCGAACCTTACGCAGCTTGCTGTCGGTTCACCTGTTGGCGACAAGGTGTCGATGTCGGGCAGTTTCCAGGTCACTGGTGCCGTGACGAGCACCAACTACTAATCCGCAATATCAATCACGAACCCCAGGAGGGTCCAATGTCAGCACAATCAATTCTCGATCAGATCGCAGCAGCGGACGACATCGAGCAAGTAGAAATCGAGATTCCTGAATGGAGTCTTGAACTTCTGTTGAAGTCGCCGTCAATGGCGAAGCGGTCCGAGTTGATGGAGCAGCAGCTTCGCAACAGGGATGCTCTCGGTGACGATGGCGGCACTGACATTGGAGGGGTTCGGGTTGATATGAACGCCATGCAGTTCGCTGTGATCCAGGCGTGTTGCTTTGATCTTGAGTCCGATGAGGCTCTGTTCGTCCCTGAGAACACAGAACGGGATATGGCGATGCTCGGGGCGAAGAACGGTCGAGTGGTGTGGGAGTTGTTTGAGGCGTGCCAGCGGATTGCCGGTCTTGCCGGTGATATCGGCGATGACGAAGGTCCAGTGGAGGCGGGAAAAGAAGGCTCCTAACCGACCCGATTCTTCGTTACCAGTTTCGCCTGGCCGACAGGCTAGGGATGACGAAACGGGAGCTAACGGAGCGGATGAGTATCCACGAGTTGTATATGTGGGCTGCTGCTGACGAGTTGGATGCAGCCGACAGGGAACAGGCCCGGCGTACAGCCGAAGCGAAGTCCAAGTTGAGGCACTGATCGGAGGCGATCGAATGGCATCTTTCACAGTCGGTTCGATCGTCTACAAGATTCGTGTCGACACGGGGCAGTTGAACCGTGATGCTGCGCGAGCGAAACGCACTCTCGGAGGACTCGGCGACTCTGGCAAGGTGATGGGCGCTCAGATGGTCACGGCTGGCCGTGGCCTGTCTGTGTTGTCATTGGCGGTGGCTGGTGGGGCTGCTGCTGTGGCGAAGGCTGCGATCAACTTCGAGTCGGGGTTGGCTGGCGTGGCGAAAACCACGAACTTCACGAAGGCGGGGCTGGCCGAGTTCGGTGAACAGGTTCGTGATCTGTCGAAAGAGATCCCGGTTGGTACTGGCGAGCTGTTGAAGATCGCTGAGGCTGCGGGCCAGTTGGG